TGGAAAAAATTGGGATATATAAATCTCTACTATCGAAAAGTGTTCGATGACATTACTAAAAAGGTTACGAAATTCTTCGGATGGAAAACTTCGAGTTCTACACGGCCGTTTGCACTGGCTTCTATGAGAGCAGTCTTTTTGAGAAAAGCATCGGGGTTTCCTATGAAACTTCTGGCCGAGATGCTGACCTTTGTGAGAAATGCCAAAGGTAGACCGGAGGCCATGTCTAACAAAAACGATGACGTGATCATGGCAGCGAGTATTGGCTACGCCATTCTGCAGGAGTATGGTGTATACGTTGCCGATTCGGGTGCAGGGGAAGGGTTCTCACATATGTGTGCTATTTTTGGAGAAATTCAACATGCATCTGTTCCGAGCGCAATGAGTCAAGGGAGTTGAATAAGAGAAATTTAAAACAATGGCCAGAAGAATAAAATCTTTGCATCATAACTTAGGATATGGAAAAAATATTCCTTTCCATCGTGAACATAGATCAAAACGAGGAAGAGTTAAACTAAAAGAAACCAGTATTCATTTTTTAAGATCCAAATTGAAACGAAAGTATGGACCAGACGCAGATTTATTTGATATTTGACTTGTTTTATTTTTATTATAAGTTTATTATATAATATATGGATGACGAACTCTCAACCAATAGTAAGCCCGTAGCCGATGATGGAACTCCGGGAACAACTCAGGCTGATGCCGACAAACTTACTTTTAAATTCCTCGCTGACAAAAAAAGAACTATAAAAAAATCTCAATATCGAGAACGCTTTGATGCGTTGGCTGCGGAAATTGATTTAAATATCATCAATACTACAATCTCCTATGGACAGAAATTGTATGAAAAATCCGGCTGGGGCTCTATGGTTTTTTATAATAAGATGGCGAATGGTGCTTATGATATCAACGTATACCCTCAAAAGCTCACAGACCGAGATCAAAATCGGTCTGGGGTTCCGGTTAGTCAGGAACCTCTTGCTCTTTCAAAAATATTAATTGCGACTAGTGTTTTATTTGGTACGCCACCAGATGCTAAGGTCATGGCGGATGACAAGGTTTTTGCAAAAGCTATTTACGAGTTATGGAAGAGAACTTGGTATTTGAAAGGAGCTAACGGACAAAATACTCTTCAACTTTCTAGTCAAAATTTGTTTACATACGGATGGGCTGCATGGCGCGTGTATCCAAAAAGAGTTTCAGTAAAGCGTGGAGGTGTGGATAAACTCCTTTACGATGATGTGTATCGAGAACCGATGGATCCAAAGCGCACATGGCTTGGACTCGGATTTACGAACGGAGATTACTGGTCCCAGTTCGAAGTTTTATATGAGAAGGATATGTTGAAGTCGGAGTTTTTTAATAAGTATCCAGCTGCAAAACAATACAAAAAAAGTCAACTTGATTATTGTACAACATCGGATGATGCAAAGGACGAAGACCAAGTAAAAGCAGAACATTCTGTCACCATCACTTACTACGAAAATGTTTTATTAAATAGATATATTGTTTCTTGTGGAAAATTTATTATTTATGATGGAGAAATGCCGAATGATGATTCTTTCGGATCCGTTGTTGTGGCTCGATGTTTCGTAAAGAATATTCTCGATCCTTATGGAGTGGGACTTTATGAGATGATGAGAGGAAACACTGCGATGTTCACTTACATAAATTCACTTAACGCTCAGCAAGTTGAAGCAGAAATATTTCCGCTTCTTTTCGGACCGCAGGTTCAAAATGGAACAGCTACATACAAGCGTTCGCCGAATGTGATTAATCCTAAGAACCCAGGTACGACAATTGATGTTGTTCGAACCAGCGGAAACGTGGCTCAAGGTATTGCTTTTGCCGACAAACAAAAACAGGCTATCGAAGAAAATACCGGAGTAAATAATATTATTGCTGGATCGGATTCTCAGAGCACCTTAGGATCTACAGTTATTTTGAAGGAGGCAGCAACCAATCGATTGTCTCCAGCAAGAAATTCAATGGTCAATGCTTTGCAGACTGATGCACATATCGCATCATCATGGATAAAACAAATCTACCCAGTTGATAAAGTATTTATGGTTTCTTCGGATGCAGACATTACTCAATTTATAAAAAATAATCCTGATTACTTTGTTGAGTCTCAGGACATTGTCGACTCTCAAGGAAATCCAACTGGAAAGAAAGGTGTTGTAGCATCTCACAATCTTCGTTTGAATTTCGACTTTACTCCAGACGGAGAACTATTAGAAAACGTTCCAACTCGAACTGTTTCAGCGAAAAAACTTTTTGATGAGATGAAAAGTCATGGACATGTTTCCGATTATTATGAATTCATAATAGATCCTGAC